ATGAAACTAGAAGAATTGGTAAATGAAGTCGAAGAGCGACAGAAGGAAACCATGAAGCAGCTTCGACATGATTACGTGAAGGGCATGGAAGATTGCAAAAACGGAATCTATGACAAATGGTTTCGGTACAATCGCAACGATGATGGTTGGTCATACGACATGGGTTGGATGGCACAGAACGAGAAAACGAAGAATGATTCCGTTCGCTTCATCAATTGCGAGTAACAGAAGAATGTTGAATCCGGGCGGCATCGGGTCGCCCACAAAATCAAGAATACAATGAGCAGAGAACAATTTGCATTTCAGTTGGGATGGTCGCAGGTTAAGAACCGCGACATTCAGAAGGTCAAGAAAGAACTTATGCAGAAGTTGGGATTGTCTTCACGAATGGCATTCCATAACAGAGTAAAGGGCAATGTTGAACCCAAGGTTTCAGAAGCAAAAGCCATTGAAGAGACATTCGCCAAGTATGGAATCAAGGAAGTTTGGGGCGTAGTGTAACATGAACACAGATGTGAAACTAACCAAGCGGGAAGCGGAAATCGCCGAATTGTTGGCGTGGGGTGCAAGCAAGTGCGAAATCGCCGCACGATGCTTCATTTCCGAAAGAACCGTTGAGAATCATTGCCGGAACATCTTCGAGAAGGTAGGTGTAACGAAGGCAACCGAATTGTCCGCATGGTGGTTTTGCACGTCCTTTCACATTCCATTCAGCCTTTCACCGCTTAAACGGAAGTTGATGGCGATCATCCTTCTTGCATTGCTGATTCCGGAAATCATCGGGATGGAACATCAAGTTCAGATGCCAAACGCAAGGGTTCGCACGACAAGGGTTTGCAGCAGGGCGCGAAGGTCGAGAAAGAACGAGCCGGACACCGCAACATTCGGTTTTTAGTAACTAACAATTTAAAATTTCGCAACAATGAAAGAAATCAAGAGAATTTTTTGGGTCGAGAGTGGATTGATGAAGTTGTCAGTCAAGGAACGTTTGTCGGTGGCTTACGTTGTGTTGTCCTTCTTTGCAGCGTTGGCAGCATGTGAAGCATCGTTCTTGTTGTTCCTTCTAACCGCCGCGAATCTCGCGGTTGCCGTGAAGATGGCAAGTGAAATCCACGTCCCGGATGAAGAATAACATTTAAAGCCATCCTACAATGAACGAACTAGATTTGCAGAAGCCATTGTTTCAGTTAACGGCGGGTGAATTTCTTGCCTTGCTCAAACAATCCATCGCCGAAACATCATCATCCCCGGAAGGTGATGCCCGGAAGAAGGAAAGCGGGGAAGAGGAAACGAAGAAACGCTTTGTCTATGGAATCGCCGGAATAGCTAAATTGTTCAATTGCAGCACTACAACGGCAAACCGGATAAAGAAAAGTGGAGTTATCAACAAGGCAATATCGCAATGCGGCAGGATGATAACCGTTGATGCGGATTTGGCTTTGTCGCTAGCGAAAAGTAATGAATCTATTTAATATAACTTACAGAAGATATGAAAAAAATCATTCTTAAAAGTTTGTCCCTTGTGAATTTTAGGGGTGAACAGAACAGAACAACGGAATTTGATGCGAAGGAAACTTCCATCATGGGTGACAATGGTCTTGGCAAGTCAAGACATTTCGATGCCTTCATGTGGCTTCTTTTCGGAAAGGATGTCATGGAACGCAAGGATTACGAAATCAAGACAATCGTTGATGGTAAGCCATTGCAGCATGTAAATGCAGAAGTCACCGGAGTACTGGTTGTTGATGGTGAGGTCATCAAGTTGCGCCGCGCCCTTGTTGAGGATTGGGTGAAGCCGCGCGGACAGATGGAGCAGATATTCAAGGGCAACCATACCGAATGCGCCGTGAATGATGTTCCGATGCCGGTTACGAAATACAAGGCATACGTGAACGGAATCGTGGATGATGGTCTTTTCAAGATTATCACGAATCCCTTGTATTTCGCATCCATGCCATGGCAGAAGCAGCGCGAGCAGCTTTTCGCCCTTGCCGGGACAATCAGCGATTCGGAGATTGCCGAAGGTAACGAAGCATACACCGCCCTTCTTGCAAAACTTGTCGGTAAGGACATGGAAGGCTACAAGAAAGAGGTTGCCGCCAAGAAGAAATTGGCGAAGGATGAGTTGGAACAGATTCAGCCGCGCATTGATCAGACACAGAAGTTGATGCCGCCGGTTCTTGTTTGGGAAGACATCGAGAAGAAAATCGGTGAACTGGATGCCAAGATTCTTGATATTGACACCCAACTTCAAGACAAGGCGGAAGCAGAACGCAAGGTGTATGAAGCAGAGCGCAAGAAGAAGGATGAGTGCAATTCCATCCTTGCCAAGCAGAGCAACGTTTTGTTCAATGCCAAGCAAGCCGCCAAGGAAGCCGCATTCAAGAAGAATGCAGAACGCCGCGAAGCAGAACAGAAGGTTGATGAAGCGAAAACCGCCATCACGTCAGCAGAACGCAAGGTTGCATTGCTCAAAGAAGAGTTGAAGCAGCATGAAGGCAAGCGCGCCGAATACGTGGCAAAGATGGAAGATTTGCGCAATATGTGGCATAAGGAGAACGCACGCACATACACCGGACAAACGATTTGTCCTCATTGCGGTCAGCCATTGCCGGAACACATGATTGCAACCGCCGAACAGAGTTTCAAGGAAGAGGTTCAGAAAGAGAAGAACCGCATCACCGCCAAGGGGCAGGAATACAAGGGATTCGTTGCCAAGGTTGATGTGAGCATCACCGAAACCAAGAAAGCTATCGCCGATGCACAGAAGGCATTGGATGATGCCAAGGCGGAATCAGACAACGCCGTTGCCAAGTTGAACGGTCTCGGTGCGGCAGTTGAGCCGGAAGAGGTGAAGCCGGAATCCATCGAGGAATGGGTGAAGTTAAAGAACGAGTACGAAGAGATCCACAAGACAATTGCCAAGGAAGGAACTTCGCCAAACGTTGACAACACCGCCTTGAACGAGGAAAAGCGCAAGTTGGTTGAGGAACGCGACAACAAGCGCGCGGAACTTGCAACGAAGGACACCATCGAGAAGGGCAACAAGGCAATCGAGGAACTGGAAGAATCCGGAAAGAAACTTGCGGCTCAGATTGCGGAATACGAGAAGGAAGAGTTCATCATGGAAGGTTTCACCAAGGCGAAAATCAACGAATGCGAGAACCGCATCAACGGATTGTTCACGCACGTCACCTTCAAGTTGTATGATTACACCCTTGAAGGAAACGCGGTTGAAACATGCGTTCCGCTTGTGAACGGCATTCCGTTCTTTGTAGCCAACACCGCCGGAAGAATCAACGCCGGTCTTGACATCATCAACGCCCTTTGCCGATTCTACAACGTGAGCGCGCCGATTTTCATTGATTCACGCGAATCGGTGAACACCTTGATTCCGACAGATAGTCAGATAATAAACCTTGTCGTTTCGCACGACAAAGAGATTGTAGTTAAATAATAAACATCGTAACAATGGAACAGAACAAAAGTGTGGTTCAGACATCCAACCAAAATGTCATGCCGGTCGCATTCAACTTTTTCGACCCGGTTCAGTTTGAGACAATGCAGCGAGTTTCTAAGATGTTCGCTTCAAGTGACCTTGTGCCGGATTCTTACAAGCCGGTGTTGAAGATGATTCCGGCAGGGGCAAAAGAAGGTCAGATTGCAGCGATTCAGCAGGAGAACGCCGCCGCACAGAACAAGGCGATTGCCAATTGCATGATTGCACTTGAAGTGGCAAACCGCATCGGTGCAAGCCCTTTGATGGTGATGCAGAACCTTGTTGTCATCTATGGTCGCCCTTCATGGTCGGCAAAGTTCCTCATTGCCACCGTGAACACTTGCGGCAGATTCGAGCCTTTGCAGTTCAAGTTCATCAAGAACGGCAACTTGGGAAAGATTGAATATACCGATTACGTTTGGAATCCGAATGCCCATCGCAAGGAAGCACAGAAGAAGGAATTTGACGGAACGAACGTTGAAGATTTGGTGTGCGTTGCCTTCACCAAGAAGAAGGGGTCGGATGATGTTCTTGAATCATCGCCGATTTCAATCAGAATGGCAATTCAAGAAGGTTGGTACATGAAGAGCGGTTCAAAATGGCAGACAATGCCGAAGCAGATGTTGATGTACCGCGCCGCGTCTTGGTGGACATCCGTTTATGCACCGGAAATTTCAATGGGTATGCGTACCGTGGAAGAGAATCAAGAAATCCATGAGTTGCGCGAGAACATTGACTATACCGATGTTACCGATGAATTGAGACAAGAAAAGGATGCCAACGCCAATAAAACCGCAATCGGTTTCGACCAAGGTGCGCCGGAAGGCAGCAATCCGGGAGAAATGGTCGTTGACACAGAAACCGGAGAAATCAAGAATGCCGGGAATGCCGCCGGTACTGGTGAGGATGCCGCCGCCGGAAATCAGCCGCAAGGCGAGAATAAGGAAGACAATCCGGGATTCTAAGGCGTGAACGACATGGAATTGAAGATTCTCGGAAGCAGTTCCGCCGGAAATTGCTATCTTCTAGACAACGGAAAGGAAACGTTGATGATTGAATGCGGCGTTTCCTTCCGCAAGGTACTTGAAGGAATGAACTTCGATGTGGGCAGGATTGCCGGTTGCATCGTCAGTCACGAACATGGTGATCACTCGAAGGGCATTCCGGAAGCGTTGAAGTATTGCATCCCGGTTGCCATGTCGAAGGGAACGGCGGATGCCTTGAAGTTGTCCGGCAACCATCTTGTGAAGCGCGTGGAAGCGTTGAAGTCGTTTTCCTTCGGTAACTTCAAGGTGATGCCGTTCAAGGTGAAACATGATGCCGCCGAACCTTTCGGTTATCTGATTAATCATCCGGAAACCGGCACGGTCTTGTTTGCCACCGACACGTATTACCTGGAGCAAACCTTCATGGGGTTGAGTAACATCATGCTAGAATGCAATTACGACATCAACATCCTTGATGCCAACATCGCAAGCGGCGTTGTTCCGGAAAAGTTGAGAAACAGAACCGTAAAAAGCCACATGTCCCTTGATACATGTATCGAGACATTGAAGGCGAATGATTTGAGCGGTGTGAACAACATCCTTCTGATTCACCTTTCGGCGAATAATAGCAACGCAAGCGAGTTCAAGAAGGCAATCGGGGAAGTTACCGGGAAGAACGTCATCATCGCCGCCAAGGGCATGAATATAGAATTTAATAAAGAACCATTTTAAAGTTTAAGAATATGAAGAAATATAAGTTAGTTTGCAAGGATTCAGACAAGATAAAGTTTGAAAACCTTTTCGATGCAAAGGTTGATGCCATCGAAGCCATGAACGAGGAGATTGACAACTACAACGACACATACAATTTGACCGAAGAGGAAGGTTTGTCGCCGTTCGATTTCACGATGGATGTTGTCGAGGTTGAGGATAAGAAGGAAGACAACGGCATCGAGAAGGATTTCGAGGATGCCCGCGAGAAACTGGATTCGTTCAAGGTGACATCGGATGAAGCCGCGAATCACTTCGATCTGTTGGCGCAACTTATCAGAAACGCCAATCCGCGACACTTAAAGGCGTTGATTGCACTCAATAAGTTGTTCACCATCGCTGAAAAGTGGAACAAAGAGGATGGTTTCGTGCCGGATTTCTCGGACAAAGACCAATGGAAATATTTTCCGTGGTTTAGATATAGCAAGGAAGCTGCGGGGTTCGTCTTTGCGTATACGTATGATACGGCTTCGAGTGCGTCTGCGAATATCGGTTCTCGGCTTTGCTTCAAATCGGAATCGCGCGCCGAAGCGTTCGGAAAGAAGTATGCGGATTTGTACAATGAGGTCTTTTTGTTGAACGATTAAAATTTATAAGTTATGGACATGAAGGAAGTGATGAAGGGGTGCAAGAATAAGTTGGAACGCATCGCCTTCTTGAAGGACAATTGCGACAAGGTGATTGAGAAGTCTTATTCAAAGAACTTCACCCCGGCAGAGTTGCAGCAGTACAAGGAAAAACTTGTTGAGGTGTGCGATAAGATTGACGCGCTTGAAGACAAGAAGAAGAGCACCATCAAGGAGTTCAAACTGGAGATTGATCCTTTGCAGAGCAAGCGCAAGGAAATGATTGGCAACATCCGAAGCAAGGCGAAACTTGTGACCGAAGATTGCTACATGTTCACCGATGCCGACACCCGAACAACGTCATTCTACAATGACGATGGTGATTTGGTCGAGACAAGACAAGCAACCGCGGATGAACTTCAAGCGTATTTGTTCCCGCAAAGTGACATGCGCGCCGTTGGCGGAACACATTTGGAAGCCACCGGAACAGAAGGCAAGTAATAGAGTTAAAAGATAATTGTGTAATATCATAATACAAAGTAATAATGGAAAATGAAAAGTTAGTGTTGAATTTCGCCGAAGGAACTAACAAGGCGGAGTTGATTATTCGTGAGGGTGCAGCGGTGAAGCAGCTTGAACCGAAAGCACCGGTCAAGACAGACATCACCGGCGTGATTGGCGTTGTGCAGGAATATTTGAAGAAGCGCATCAACACCGGTCAGTTTGAGCAGGAACGTTCTTACATCATCGTGAACCGCGACAAGATTACAATCAAACTTGTCATCAACGAGGATGATGAATACACACGCGGAACGGTCATGTCGAAGTTGTCCGTGAACCCTAAGTTCCTGGAGTTCGGCATCAATGAAGGAAGCAAGGTTTGGACACCGGAACAGTTGGGTTTGTTCTTGAAGATGAACCGCGCCTTCTTTGTTGACAAGAACGAGAACTTGCTTTTGGTTTCTAAGCTGATGCACTATGAAGCAACCATCAATCAGCAGGCGAGCCAAGGTGTTGATGCCAACGGAAGCCGCACAAATTCGTTCTCGCAAGTCGTGGAATCCAACCTTCCACCATCATTCAAGATTCGCATCCCTATCTTCAAGGGACATCCGGCGGAAGATTTGGAGATAGAGACATTCGCGCAAGTGAACGGACGCGAGGTGCATTTCGTCCTTCTTTCACCGGGTGCAAACGAGAGCCTTGAAGCAATCCGCGACAAGGCGATTGACGAAGAGTTGGAAGAGATCAAGGAGATTGCGCCAAACATCGCCATCCTTGAAGAGTAGTAATCGTTAACAACTGGAATCCCCGGAATCATAAAACAAAAATAATCTCATTCGGTTCTTTCCGGGGATTCCATCAACATTTAAAAGCAATGAAGAAATCGTATTTTCGACATGATTATAACGCACGCAACGACATCAAGTTGCAGAGCGTAATCACCAAGCATGGTGCGGTTGGAATCGGCGTTTATTGGATAATCGTTGAAATGTTATACCAAAACGGCGGTGAGTTGCCTTTGGATATTGCTAGAAACATTTCGGTTGCCTATTTCACCGACTTCAAGGTTGTCGAAAGTGTTATCAAGGATTTCGATTTGTTTGAGAATGACGGAAATGTGTTTTGGTCGGTTCGCATTCGGCAAACGATTGATAACACGAAGAAGGTGTCGGATGCCCGGAAAGCCGCGTCAAGGCAAAGATGGAGCAGGAAGCAGGAGAAACCGGAAAAACCGGAATCCCGGAAAACCGCAAGCCATCCACCGGCAAAAGAGGAATTGAGTTTGTTCACGCAACCGGAAGAACAGAAACCGGATATTCCGGAAGATGTTCCGAAGCCGGAAGAACAGAAGAAACGAACGTATTTTAAGCCGCCAACGGTTGAAGATGTTGCCGCATACGTCAAGGAAAAGGGGTATTCGGTTGATGCAGAACAATTCGTTGCCTTCTATGAATCCAAAGGTTGGATGATTGGCAAGAACAAAATGCAGAAATGGAGAGCGGCGGTCGCTACATGGCAGCGCAAACAATCCGGATATTCCGGCGGAAGGTCAGCAACGCCCGCACAACAAAGTTTAATCAATAAGAATTGCAATGACGAATGGAACTGAAAAAGACAATAACAGAGAATGGCATTGAGAAGCAAGTGAAGGACGAAATGCCGGATATTTCAAAAATCATCAATGCCGCGAAACAACGCGGATTGTTCAACGACTTCACGCGTTACCGCTACATTGGCGAAGATTACAACATCGAGAGTTCCTTGAAACTTGTTGAAGCTATCGGAAAGGCAAGGAATCCGGGATTCGTGATTGATTCCGAGAACCGCTTTGCATACGAGAACTTCATAAGATGGTGTCATGGTGATGAAAAGTTCATGTGCATCAATCCCTTCACGCATCAACCGATGCTCGGCGACTTGCGAAAGGGAATCTATCTTGCCGGCAACACCGGAAGCGGGAAGTCGTGGTGTCTTGAAATCATGCTTGCATATTCAATGGCATGCAATTTCGGGATTTCCTTTGCGGATGATGAGCGTCCGCGTCCGATGGTGTGGAGCATTGCCCGCGCCGATGATATTTGCGACAAGTATGTTGAAACCGGTTCAATCTTGGGATTCAAGAAGATGCCGATGTTGGGAATACAAGATTTCGGGCAAGAGCCGGCGGAATCCCTATACATGGGAAACCGCCTTGACGTAATAAGGCAGCTTGTGGAATACCGCGGCGATTGTTCGGACGAACTAACCTTCATCACGACAAACTTGAAGATGGGCGGCGAAAAGCTGATTCAGAGATACGGCGACCGCGTGGCGAGTAGATTGAATCAGATGTGCAATAATCTTGAAATAAAGGGTCGTGACCGCCGCAAGATGTGGAACACGAACATGGTGTAACCACCTTCAAGGAAACCAAACAAATAACAAACTTAAACTTGACATGAAGATATTTATAATTGGAAAACAAATCGGTTTGAAACCGCAAGATGTCCGAGAGAAATTCTTGAATGCCGCAAGCCTTCTTGAATCCTTGAACCTTGAACCGGTTGTTCCATCCTTCACGGATGATCCGGAATCCGGAACGTTCGCACAGAGATTGGGGCAAGAGGTTGAAACGCTTGCCGGGTGTGATGGCGTTCTCATGCTCGACAACTGGAGACAGTCGAAGAAGGCGGATATTGAACGAACAATCGCCCGGAAACTGGGAAAGCCGGTAATGTACCAAGACATCGTTTCGGACAACGCAAACCGCAAAATCGCCGAACTTGTTGAAGATGCGGTCTCGCAAGTCACCGGATTGACAATCGAGGAGTTTTCCGAGAAGAGCCGGTGTCGTGAAAGATGTTATGCAAGGATGTTGTTTGTTTACCATTGCCGCAAGTTCAAGATGCGCTTGGTGGCAATATCAAGGTATGTTCACCGCGACCATACAACAATGTTGCACTACTTGAAGAAGTACAACGATGAGATTGTCTATAATAGGGAATTTGGCGAACTTGCCAACAAGTGCGCCCAAATAATCAAGGAGAAGGAAAATGAGATTTGCATTAAGAAACCAAACCAAGATTAAGAATGCCATTGGCGAAGAATTGTTTTCCGAACTGATGGAAGCCATCAAGGAAACCTTCACAGAAAGGTGTGACACCGACATCATGTCGATGATTGATTCGGCGGCAACGCCGTTTCCTATATTGACAATTGACGGAACGGACAGTTCCTTCAACTTCGCCGTCTTGTATGTGACCGGAAGAATGTATGATGTTCTTCACCTTGCCTTCAAGGAAATTCATTGCGGATTCGGAGACAAGGAAGAAGTGATCCCGAAGATTAATAATTAAGTGTTAAACAATAGAGATACGAAAATGAATCCAATTTTGCAGAAGAAAGTTGAACGCGCCATCCGTCTGATTCAGTCGGTGAAGATTGTGGGGGGGCAACCGATTGAAGTTGCATATTCCGGCGGCAAGGATTCGGATGTGATTCTCGAACTTGTCAGAATGTCCGGTGTTGAACATCGCGCCATCTATAAATGCACGACCATCGACCCGCCGGGAACAATCAAGCATTGCGAGGAAAACGGCGTGGAGATAATGAGACCGAAGGAATCATTCTTCAAGATGATGCGTGACAAGGGCATCCCGAACCGGTATTATCGTTTCTGTTGCTCGACATTGAAGGAATACCCGGTTCTTTACAACGTTGTCATCGGTGTGAGAACCGCGGAATCCCGAAAGCGCGCCGAACGCTACAAAGAACCGATTGTTTGCAGGGTGTTTAATAAGACAAAGGACATCCGGGAACAACAAATCCTTCCGATACTGGATTGGACGGATGCCGAAGAACTGGAGTTCATCAAGGAACGCGGAATCAAGTTGCACCCGCTATATTACCGCGAGGATGGAACAATCGACATTTCACGCCGCCTTGGGTGTATGTGTTGTCCGCTGATGTCGAAGCGAAGAAGAATCGAATCCTTCATGCAGCACCCTAAGATGTTGCGCCAATACGTAAGGAACGCCCAAATGTACCTTGATTCACATCCGGGATGCAAGACAAGTCAAGTGTTCAAGAATGTGTATGAATGGGTATGCCGCGAGATATTCTTTGAATCCAACACCAAATGGAATGAAAGCAAGAACGGATTCTTTGATGACGAAGAAGGCTTTCACAAACGCTTCTTGGAAGATTATTTTCATATCAAATTAGATTAATAGAATATTATGAACAAAGTTGAATTATTCAATGATCATTTCCAAAATTTCAAGGTGTATGGCATACCAAAGGCGCAATTGATTATCGCCGACCCGCCATATAACCTTGGAAAGAACGCATACGCCAGCAATCCATCGTGGTATATTGACGGCGACAACAAGAATGGTGAATCCGACAAAGCCGGAAAGGAATTTTTCGACACCGACAAGGATTTTCGCCCGGCGGAATTTATGCACTTTTGTTCGCAAATGCTTATAAAAGAGCCAAAGGAATCCGGGAAAGCACCTTGCATGATTGTGTTTTGCGAGTTTGAACAACAATTCAAATACATTGAACTTGGCAAGCAATATGGGTTCAACCATTACATCAACCTTGTGTTCCGAAAGAACTTTTCCGCGCAGGTGTTGAAAGCCAATATGCGGGTCGTTGGAAATTGTGAATATGGTGTGTTGCTATATCGCGATAAGTTGCCAAAGTTCAACAATGATGCCGTTGGTGGTGGAATGGTATTCAATTGCATTGATTGGGTACGTGACACGAAAACGCCAAAGGTTCACCCGACACAAAAGCCCGTTCCATTGTTGGAATACCTTATTCGCATATTCACCGACCCCGGCGATGTAGTCATTGACCCGTGTGCCGGAAGTGGTTCAACGCTTTATGCAGCAAAGGAACTTGGGCGGCGCGCATACGGATTTGAAATAAAAAAGGACTTTTTCAAGTCGGCGCAAGACAAAGTTTTGAACCGCCCTATTCAACCAAGTTTATTCTAATAAATATAAGACATTAAAAAAATAGCTTATGGAAAAGAAAGTTTTGAATCTCGTTGTCGCCAATAAATGGTATGACATGATTGCATCCGGCGAGAAAAATGAAGAATACAGAGCCATCAAAGCGTATTGGATAAACCGTCTTGTCGAAGCGAAATCCGAAGATAGTGAAGAATACCGAAAAGTTAGAGTTTCCCCGGAGTTTGACATCTTTATAAGCAATGCCAAGTTAAAAGAATTGCTTGAAAAGAAAACCGCAAGGTTCATTCACTTCACGCACGTTCGATTCTTCAAGGGTTATTCCAAGACACGACAGAGCATCGAGAAGGAAATCGAGAATATCACCATTGGGGAAGCAAAGAAAGGCTTGTGCCCGGATGAATGGGTAGGTGTGGAGTTTATCGTGATTAAGTTCAAATAACATTAAATATCGCAACAATGAAAAAGAGAACGAAAGCAGGATTCAAGGAATTTGTCTTCGATGTCATGTTGAACGGACGTTTCATTTGCACCCTTGCATTTGAGTATTGTCCGCTTTTCCCAATCAACTATGAATAGTTGATAAACTTCATCTTGATGAAACGCCCTACCTTGAAAGGTAAGGATTTCAATATTGCATTCTAAAAAATAATAGTTTTATTAAATACATCTAGCAAATGACAATGAAAGTTACAAGTGAGCCATGCTTCAAGAATGGTTCGGGTTTGATGATGTGGCAAGAAAGAAATTGTTGCCGTTGTCAAAAGGCGGTGTGGTACAACGCCAAACTTGACAGATACCCAAATTATAAGTGCGCCGTGCAACGCGACATTGAGCATCAAGCCGCCGGAATCATGGAAATCAACGAGAGGAGTTTCCATGCAGCGCACGAAACAAGTACTTGCCCTTTCTTCAAGGGCAAGGAAGAAGACAAGACACCGAAAGAGGTTCTTGATTTCTCGAAAGGGGAATCCGTGTTCAATGAAACGCCCATGTTCAATGATATTGAACACGCCCGAAATATTGAACACGCCACCCCGGAAGTTCCTCAAAAGAAGCCGGAAAAGGTGGAAAATCCAATTGATCCGGAGTTGATGAAACTTGCAATGGAGAACGGCATTGATTACGATGTGTTGAAGAAGGCGGAACAAATCGTTCCTTCTGAAATGGCAAAGGCGAAGAAACGCGCGTCACTTGCATACAATACGGAAGAGCAATTCAAGCAGGATGTCCGCGAATCAACGCGAAAGATGCTCAACACCTTCACATGGGAAGAGAACATGATGATTGCGTTCGTCCCGCTTGTGATTGAACACATCGCATGGATGTATGCCGACAAGGTGATGAAGCAATGCGCCGACCTTCACATTTCCGAGACAAAGAAGTTGTCACGCGTTGTGAAGCAGATTCGCGAGGAATACAACTCATTGTTGAAGAAGGATTTGGATGTGCTTCACATTCGCCGCATCCAAGTGCAGACGGAAGAGTTCTGCAAACTTCATCAAAATGACTTCACCATCTTGTGGTATTGCGTGAAAAACCAATACCGCAAGCAGTTCCCGGATGATCCATACGCCGAAATGCGAACGGATGCCTACATTTCAATATTGATGTGCAAGTTCATCGCGGAACACAACAAGCGCATGGATGCCTTGATTGCAACCAAGATTCAGAAGAAGACGAAGAGCATTCAGAATCCTTTAATCTTGAAGCTGCAAGCATGTATGGATGCGTATTGCGGAAATGATGTAATTGATAAGAATGAACATATCGAAGCAGCGTTGCGAATCCTTCAAAAGAACGTAGCCGCAATAAACTTCGAGATTGACGATAAATTGTAACCGGGCAAATATAAACAATATAAAAAGAACAAAGAAATGAGAATTGTAGATTTAAACAGTCTTGCAACGCAAGCACATGAAAACGCCGTCAAACATGGATGGTGGGAAAAGGAGAGAAACAACCAACACCATTTGATGTTGGTGATTGCAGAGATTGCGGAAGCGGTCGAAGCAGACAGAGACAAGAAGCACGCGCGCCTTTCTGAATTTAGAGACGCAAAGGAGAAGGAACGCGCATTCCGCCGTTTCATCAAGGATTCGGTCGAAGACGAACTTGCGGACGTTGCCATCTATCTTTTCGACATCGCCGGGAAACTGGGTATCAACTTCACGGTGATGCGCCCTTGTCGCTATTACAGAGCGTTTGAGAAGTTCAAGTTCACCGACAACGCCTTCGGCTTGTGCAAGGGCTTGTGCAAGGAAACAATCGCGATTGAGAAGCGCATCGCATTCGCGGTTCATTACATCATCGGATGGTCAAAGTCGTTGGGCATCGACATCTTCTTCTTCATCGAGGAAAAGATGAAGTACAATGAGACAAGACCATACCTTCACAACAAAGATTATTAATTCTTAAATTCATATTGATCATGTTACAGATTGAAGTTATCGGAAACATCGGCAATGATGCCGAAATCAAGGAGTTCAGCGGAAAGAAATATGTTTCTTTCAACGTGGCACATTCAGAGAAGCACAAGGACGCAAACGGCGTGAATGTCGAAACAACGACATGGGTGTCGGTTCTGTGGTATGGTGACGGCGGCAGCTTGACCCAATATCTCAAACGTGGATGCAAGATATTCGTCCGCGGTCGCCTTGTGCCAAAGGCTTACACCGACAAGAACGGAACGCCGCAAGTCGGTTTGAACATGTATGCAAACGAAGTGAACCTTTGCGGCATGAAGAGCAACGAGAACGCCGGAACGACCGCTATGACCGCCGCTACGACCGCCGGAACGACCGCCGCCGGAACTGGAAACAATAATGGTTTACCTTTCTAGCGCATGGAGAAAATCATCATTGGCATTGACCCCGACATTGAAAAGTCGGGGTATTGTGTTCTTAAAGTGAACACAAGGGAAGTGGAGACAACCGCGAAATCTTTTCACGAAGTCGTTGAAAGGTTTCGCGCTTTGTCGTATGAACAGAATTGCCGGGACGTTGAAATCACGGTGGTTGTCGAAGCATCATGGATAAAAGGCAAGAACAATTGGCATCTTTGCATGAGAGATTCAAAGAATGTCATCGCCGCAAAGGGGTATTCGGTAGGGCAGAACCACCAAACCGGAATCTTGATTTGCGAGATGGCGCGTTCCTTTGGTTTGAAGGTGGTGGAACACCTTCCATTGGTCAAGTGTTGGAAGGGAAAAGACCGCAAGATTACGGATGAGGAAATCAAGTGTTTCATGCCGATCAAGGGGCGAACAAACCAAGAATCAAGGGATGCCGCCCTTCTTGCATGGGTGTTTTCCGGGTTGCCGATTAGGGTTAAACCGGTGAAATGTTGAAAAATAAATAATATCTTTTTTGAAAAGCGGTGTATTATTATAATACATCGCTTTATCTTTGCAGTCGAATTTGAGTTTTTAATTTAAAATTGCAAAGATATGAAACCAATAAATTTCAAAGAAGCAACCAAGGTGTTGCAGAAACCATCGACAATGACGGATGCCGAATGCGCATCCCTTCATGTGTGGAGTGACGGAAAACAATGCGTTTCTTGTTGGAAACCTTCTGTTTGGGAAAGAGTGAGAATCCTTTTCGGTGGCAAAGTGTACCTTGGTGTCAAAGGTGGTGGAACGCAACCGCCGGTGTTTGTTACCGGGGAAAGCCCTTTCAACCGATTGTCGGTAACTGCAAGCATCATCGCTTATCTTGGCGTTGTGGTTCATTATATCGCAACCGCAATCAAGATGGTGTGGAACAACATCAACGATGAGAAGAAGCGAACGAACTTCATGTGCGGATTCATCATGTCAATCGTCCTTGGCATGTGGTTTCATCCGGCGGTGGGATTCTTTTCCGGAATGTTGACGGCAGCTTTTCAAGAGTGGTGGGAATCCAAGGGACACGGAAAGATTGAGTTCCTTGACTTCTTCTTTTCGGTCATTGGCGCGGCATTCGCGATTCCTTTTGCCCTTCTGTTGAACTTCTTATTCATGTAGGTGTATGGCAGCAATGATAATCGAAACAAAGATTGAAAACCTTGTGCCGGATGATTTGAACGCCAACAAGGGCACGGAATACGGACAACACCTTATAGAAAACTCGTTGCGCAAGTTCGGTGCAGGACGTTCCATCCTCATTGACCGAAACAACCGCATCATCGCCGGAAACAAGACAATCGAGAACGCCGCAAACATCGGGCTTGACAACGTGATTGTGGTCGAGACGGACGGAAATCAGATTGTCGCCGTGAAACGCAAGGACATCGATCTTGATTCGGAGAAGGGGCGTGAAATGGCATTGGCAGACAACGCCACATCGGACGCAAACCTTCAATGGGATGAGAACGCAATCGAGAGCATCACCGCACGATGGAATGACATCAAGCCGGAAGACTGGGGCATCGACCTTGCGCAACCGGAAGAAGAGGAAGAGAAGGAAGACGTGAAGAAGGAGTTGTCAACCAAACTGGTTGTGCAATGCGCCAACGTTTCCCAATTGTCCCTTCTTTATTCGGAGTTGCAAGACCGCGGCTTCATCTGTGAGTTGAAAGAATAGTTATCAATGTAACAAAAAAGGAACTAAAAAGGCATAACATGGCAAAATATAACAAGAAAACAATTGATGCAATCCTTGAACTGATCAAGTCGGACACGTACACCATCGCCGAAGTATGCCGCCAAGTGGAAATAACGCAAAAGACATACCATCAATGGATGAACGACCATCCGGAATTTGCCGAAGCGGTGAACGCCGCCAAGGAAGAGAGGATGCAAATGTTCGTCATCGAAGCGAAGAAATCCTTGTTGAAGAAGATTCGCGGCTATGAAGTGACCGAGACATCGGTGACAACCATTCCCGGAAAGGATGGAAAGCCTAAAATCAAGGAACAGAAGACCAACAAGAAGCATTTTCAACCGGACACGGCGGCAATCATCTTCACCCTAACCAACGGCGACCCGGAACATTGGAAGAACAAACAAACGACCGAAATGACCGGCAAGGATGGAAAGGATTTGTTCGCCGACAAGTCGGATGATGAACTTGACAAGGACATCGAGGAATTAAAAAGAAAGTTGGAGTAATGGCAACATCGAGAACGAAGAGCAAGGAACGAGAAAACAAGGTTCTATTGCTGAAGGCAATGCGAGAAAGGCTTGTGCGCGAAAGTCGTTCCAACCTTTTTCGTTTCACCCTTGCAACGATGCCAACCTTCCGTCCTGCTGATTTCCACCGGCGATATTACGATATTCTTTCGCGGTTCGCACACAAGGAAATCAAGAAACTGATGGTGTTCATGCCGCCACAACATGGAAAGTCGGAAGGTTCAACCCGCCGACTTCCGGCGTTTATCGAAGGCATGAATCCGGACACGCGTCTTGCGGTGGTTTCTTATTCTGCAACGAAGGCGAAGAAGTTCAACCGCGAGATTCAACGAATCATTGATTCGGAAGAGTACAACGAGATTTTCCCGGACACGCGTCTTGGTATGTCCCAATTCGGTGAGGATTCCGGCAAGGGCTACATCCGTACAACCGAAGAATTTGAGATTGTTGACCACCGCGGAAGCGTGAAGACCGTGGGCGTTGGTGGTGCGTTGACTGGTGAACCGGTTGATGTGCTTATCATGGATGACATCTACAAGGATGCAAAAACCGCATGGTCGCCGGTGGTGCGCGAATCTGTTTCCGACTGGTATGACACCGTAGCCGAAACGCGATTGCACAACGAAAGCCAACAATTGATGGTCTTCACGCGTTGGCACGAAGATGATCTTGCCGGACAATTGCTTCGCACGCAAGGCGTATATGATGCAAAGGAGAATCCGGACGGATGGGTTGTTTGCGTTTATAAGGCTATCAAGGAAGGTGCGCCAACTGATTACGACCCACGACAAGAAGGTGAACCATTGTGGGAAGAACGACATTCCAAGCATAAGTTGGAACTTATCAGAAAGCGAAACCCGCAAGTGTTTGAATCGCTTTATCAGCAAGACCCGAAGCCATCCGAAGGCTTGATGTATTCGTTTGGCTTCCAAACATACACAATCCGCCCTGCAACGCTTCATTGCACTAGAAAGGCGTACATTGATACCGCCGACACCGGTGAAGATTATCTTTGCGCCATCGTCTATGATGAAACGGAAATCGGAAACTTCTTGTTGGATGTTCTTTACACCCAAAAGCCGATGGAGTTCACCGAAGTTGCAACCGCCCGGATGCTTACACGTCATTTGGTCGCCGAATGCAACGTTGAATCGAACAATGGTGGTCGAGGATTCCAACGCGCCGTGGAAAAGCAATGCCGCATGATGGGCAACGCCAAGACAAAGTTTCATTGGTTCACGCAAACGGACAACAAGGATGTCCGTATTTTCAGTAATTCGGCGGCGGTTCAGAATTTGACATACATGCCGGAAGGATGGGAAAGGTTGTTCCCGGAGTTCAACAAGGCAATTTCGGGCTATCTGAAAGCTGGAAAGAACGAACATGATGATGCGCCGGATGCGTTGACCGGAACAGTTGAGAAAAGGAATAAGCGCGGAAAGACGAATTTATCCTATCTTTTTGCGTAGTACAATAATTTGTAAACATTAAAATAAAACATAACATGAAAATTGAAGAAATTGCAGCAAGAAAGAACATATCAATGGAGAATGCCGGTGATGTGGTCGAGGAAATGAAGGGATGTCGTTATATTCCGCAACCGGACATCGAACATGCGGTGAAGGCACTTGATCCAAAGTTGCACGACATCAACAATCCGATTCTTCGCCCGGACAAAAAGGTGAAGATTGATGTTGACGATGAGGACAACGGCGAATCAGCGCAAAAGGTGATTGAAGTCGATGGAGAGACAACGAACACCCGAACCGAAAAGGTTGCGAGAAACGCGGTCGCCCTGCAAAAGCTGATAATCAAGCGCGCCGTTTCCTTCTGTTTCGGAAATCCGGTCGATTGGCAGAGTACGCCGGCAAACGAAAATCAAGAACTGGTGATGAAGGCGTTCAACAAGATTTTGAAGGATGCCAAGGTCAACTCATTGAACCGCAAGATTGCGCGCGCTATCTTTTCATACAAGGAAGCCGCGGAATTGTGGTTTCCGGTGGAAGTTGCAGAACATACGAAATACGGATTCCCCTGCAAGTACAAATTGCGTTGCACCATCCTTTCGCCAAAGAACGGCGATACGCTTTATCCTTACTTTGATGAATCCGGTGATATGATTGCATTCTCGCGCTCATTCAGTCGCAAGGATTCAAAGGGCATCATCTTCAATTACTTCGAGACATACACCGATGAAGAACATTGGTTGTGGACAACAACCGCAAAGGGCATGGAAGTTGTGGAAGGTTATCCGAAGCCGGTTGTCATTGGCAAGATTCCGGTGATATTCGGTCATCAAGACGAGTTCGAGACAGAAGATGTTGACAGTCTCATTGACAGATTGGAAAAACTTCTTTCCAATTTTTCAGATACGAACGATTATCATGCTTCGCCAAAGATATTCGTCAAGGGTGAATTGAAGGGATTCAGCAAGAAGGGTGAAGCCGGTGCAATCATCGAAGGTGAAGGTGATGCAGATGCGAAATACCTTGCATGGCAGAATGCGCCGGAATCGGTGAAACTGGAAATCGAAACGTTGCTCAAACTGATTTACACCATTTCACAGACACCGGACATTTCATTTGATTCGGTCAAAGGATTGGGAGCAATTTCCGGAATCGCCTTGAAGTTGTTGTTCATGGATGCCCATTTGAAGGTGCAAGACAAGAAGGAAATCTTCGATGACTACCTTCCACGCCGCGCAAACGTCATCAAGGCATACATCGGAAAGTTCAACACCAAACTGGAAGCTGATGCAGACAACTTGGAGATTGACCCGGAAATCACGCCTTACATGCTTGTTGATGAGTTGAATGAATTGAACTACTGGTTGACCGCCAACGGCAACAAACCGGTGATTTCACAAGAGGAATCCATCGAGAAAGTCCATCTTTCAAAAAACCCGAAGGTCACAATGAAGAAGATAAACGAGGAATCCGCAAGGGACAATTCTTTCGTCATTGGTGAACCGCAACTTGATGAAGAGTAATGGCAAGAAGAAAAACAACTGGTATCAGCGCATCGACACAATATCATTGCCGTGATTGCGCCAATTCGTATGATTGGCATTCGTTATCACTCAAAGGCGAGCCGATATTGTGCCGATGCCCGCACAAGGCGGAAGGCGGAAAATGGTGCATTTTCCTTTCTGATCCGGCTTGTGATGAACATTTCTCATTAAGACAATAAACCATCATGGGCAAGAAGAGATTGAAGACAAACCGGTTTTCCATCAAGGATTTCGACATGGCACATTATCGCACGACCGATAGTTACACGAAGGCGGTTGACAAGTTGTTTGTCATTGCCACGAACGAAATCACGAATGCAGCTTCAAAGGCGGATTTCGACCCCGACAAGCCATTTTCTTTTGATGATTACCCGAAGGTGAAGGCACAGATGCAGAAGACCGTTGCAAGCCTTACAAGCAAGGTGCAATCGGTCATCGAAACCGGTTCAAGGAAACAATGGTTGTTTTCCTGCAAGAAGAATGATGCCTTCATCAAGTCAATCTTCGACACATCGAAGTTGAAGAAGTCGGAATTGAAGCAGATGACCGACAAATGTCTTGATGCGCTTTCCGCCTTCCAAGCGCGCAAGGTTGCCGGAATGAACCTATCGCAACGTGTATGGAGATATACCGACCAATTCCGAGAACAGATTGAACACGCGCTTGATGTCGGATTGGGTGAAGGTCGTTCGGCGCAAGAACTTTCAAGGGATGTGCGTCAAAATCTGAATGATCCGAACCGATTGTTCCGCCGCGTAAGGGACAAAAGGGGAAATCTTGTGTTGTCGAAGGCAGCAAAGGCGTTCCATCCAGGGCGCGGCGTTTATCGTTCTTCATACAAGAACGCGATGCGCCTTACAAGGTCGGAAATCAACATGGCATACCGCGAAAGCGATTATCAACGTTGGCAAAACCTTGATTTCGTTGTTGGCTTCGAGATTATGCGTTCCAACCATGAACCACTTTGTAAGTGTTCAACATGTGAAAAGTTGGTCGGTCGATACCCGAAGACATTCAAGTTCGTTGGTTGGCATCCACAATGTATGTGTTTTGCAATCCCTATCATTGAAGATTACTTTTCAGAAGGTCGCAAGAATGACCGCGTGAACCGATTGAAGGCAGCTTTGAAGGGAACGGAAGCAAAGAAGTACATTTCCCAGGAAACAATCGACAAGATGCCGGAATGCTTCAATAACTGGGTGGATGCCCACGTTGAAGCGCAAAAGAACTGGTCTTCCACGCCTTATTTCATCAAGGACAACTTCTTGAACGGCTCATTGAAAGAAGGCTTGAAAATCAAGATGCCGATTGTTCCGGAAGCAAATGTTGACCCATTGGCGGGTATCATGCCACAAATCAACAATGCAAGGCAGCTTGCAAGCAAATGGGGATTGACGGTTCAATCGTCAATGCTTGAACAATGCGTTGCCGCGAAGGATGTTCCGAAAATCAAGTCGAGAATCGCGACAATCGAACAGAAGGCGTTGATGATGGAGCAAGCAGACAAGGAAATCCGCGCGAAATGCGATAAATGGGGATTGAATACGTATATTCTTGACCAAGCAATGAACGCGCATGATTCTAGCTTGATATTGAAGGCACAAGCGGAACTTGAAACGCGTTATCTCAATGCGGAACGAGATTACAACACATACATTTCAGATGCCCGGAAAGCAATCAAGGAAGCCAATTCGCACAAGATTGATGCGTCAGACGTTCAGTCAGATGTTGACATCGTGGCATCCGACATCCGTTCATGGTTGATGGGAAAAGCAAACATCAAGCAAAGATTGAATGGATTGATGGGAAAAATATCAAAGATGTTGAACGGCGGCATTCCAACACCACCGGATGATGTCGAAGAAGATTTGAATGTCGGCAATGTTGCAATCGTTATGCCAAAAACGCCATCGGTGACATACACGAAAGACGATAAAAGTAAAACGTTTGTCGAACGTGCAAAGAATTTCTTCGATGCGTTGGATGCGCTATATGGAAGCAACGAGAATTGCCAACCGGGATATAAAGGATGGTGGCAGAACATCAAGGCGAATTATTCCTTGTATAAGGGTGTTCCGTTGCAACTTGATAAACATATCATCCAAAGCGTGAACAAATACATTGGTGGTGGTATAGGCGAACATCTTGACGCAATCGCCCACCTTGGCGAACTGGCAAAGGCAGCAGACCTTGACAAGATTCCGATGAAGTGGCGAACCATATTCAACGGCTACATCAAGAAGATTGAGGGTGCGGACATTTCAAAGGATGGTTATATTTCCATGTACCGGGAAATAGAAGGCGCATACAATATATATCGCCTTTCTACAAACAAGGCTGCAATTGCCTTCGGATTGGGTAAGATTTCGCCTAAGATGCCTTGCGGCGTGTTTGACATTGCAAAGAAACTCGGATATGACGTTGCGAAGAATATGCCGAAAAAGGCGTTCTTCGATAGCCTTGAAGAGTTCGTTCCGTTGTCTATCAAAGGCACAAGTAACGAAGGAGCGTATTTCTCCCCGGCGTTCAAGTTTGTGCGTATTCCGATAAATAATACAGATACAAAGAATCGTTTCTTGGCTTCACCATATCACCGGAAATCTTTGTTCTATCATGAATTTGGGCATGCAAGGGATATTCTTTCACCAAAAGGAAAATGGAACGAAAGCAAGGAATGGAAAGATTTGTTTGGCAAGTTTAAAAAGGAAATCCGAAAAGATAATGGTGCGGCAATTGAAGCAGCGATAAAAAAGAAGGCTAATGATTTAAAACTTGTTGCACCTTGGCAAGATGACAATTCGGAAATGTTGGGCAATCTATCTGATTCCATTCAAGCACTTGTGAGTGGACACCGCTATGTGTGGGTGTATGGTCATCGAACGTCTTATTGGAAGGGAAACAATGGTTTGATTGAACTTATTGCGCACGCATCGGAATGTTATTGGGGTGGCAATGACTTATTCAAGGAAATTTGCCCCGACTTGTATCTTGAATTGTGCAAGTTGATGAAGAAGATGAAATGAAAAAAGGATGGTGTCCGATGAATAGACACCATCCTTTCATTATTCAACCCACATTTCAAAGCAGGATTGTCTTGATCCGGCGCATGATTCGCCATCATCATAAGCGCATTTGAAAGTTTTGCTTTCCTTCAATGCTTTTCGTACCAAGCGATAAACGTCTTTCAATTTCGGGGGATTGTCATATCTGTCTCGATATTCCGTAACCCATCGAAAACTTGATATTGTGTCTAGATTGTCACAATTCATTACATAATCGGCAATCTGTTTGTCTGTCATTTTATCAAAATCCATATCTTTTGTTATTTGCAAAGTTACTTCATTTACGAAATACGCCCACCGCCCATTTCTTTAATCCAGTAGTCGCCGGATAATCGGTGTTCGATGAACTTTTCCATGTTATTATGAGGAAATGAACGTGTTTTTTCGTTCACTTCAATCCAGTAATAATCAACATCATTGCATTCTTGGTACTTTCCGATTGGTTTTCTTTCGTTGCAAGAACCCTTTCCGGATGATGCACTTTTTGTTTCTATATGGCTTTTCCGGCGTGATTGCAACATCGTAGAGCCGGGCAAGCGATACGCCCATTTCGGAAGGCGTAAAGCGGTCATAAATCGCCGCCAATGACCCGAAATAATAGTTTTCATCATCTCCAAATGAAACGTGATATATTGTCTTTCCATTCATACGTCATTATTTAACATGTTATTGAATTGGTTGTTGCTTAGTGATTCGGCAAACTTCTTATCTAACATATCAAAAGAAGGCTTGAACGCCTTCGCGTTAAGATATGCGATTAATTCTTCGCCAGTTACTTTTGAACAATCCGGAACGTCAACGATTGAACGCATTCCGCATTCCGAACCATCATGCACGTTCTTTCCTACAAGTTCAACGGTTGCCTTTTGGTTGTCGCTATAAAAGACCCTAACCTTGAAGCCGAACCACTCAATCGTTGCATGGTTTGTTTCTGTTTCCACGAATCCCATGAGTTTCAATTGCTTGAAGAACAGATAAACGTTTATCATTCCCAACAATTGCTTTGCGCAATCATTATCCCATGAATATGAATCATAAGAATCTTGCGAAAGGAATGACATCACATCATTCAATGATTTGAAGATGTATGCGCCGTTTGCTAGATTGATACACATTGCATGAACTTCTTCATCCGTTGCGTCAACACAATCATCACATCCGGAACATGATCCGTAGTAATCATTATAAGCAACGAATCGACCATCCGGAAGTTTCACGCACGTTGCACCATGCCTTGATAAGAACCTTCATTCCAATGCGCGATGACTTCCGCACCCTTGAACAATCCCTTCATTTGTTCATCATGTCCGCCAACTTCACGTTCCATCTTGTAAATGGAATCCCAATCAATCAGCTTTTGAAGAGTGTCCGATATATGATATAACTTTTCCATGTTACTTTATTTTTTTTATAGTCTCAAATAAAATTAAATCTTTAAATTCACATCCAAGGCATCCGATACATCTTGCCTTGGATGGTTTGTCCTTATTACCATGTGGGCAAATAACATTTCCCAACGAATCACGTTTGAATATGTTTTGCAATGGTATTCCTAATTGGAAGCCTAAAACATGAACTAAATCACGAATGTTTGCTATATAACCATTGAAAACGGTCTCCCATTCCAAATATGATGCAGGGCACATTTTAACATGGATTGGAATCCCATGTTCGTTTGGGAAGTGAACCACAAGGCGAAAGGCAGCGCGTTCAACATCACCATTTGGTTTTGTCAAATCAAGAAGTTTGTCGCTATCTGTTGACGTTTCCCAATGTCCGACATGTATTGCACGTCCTTTGTATGAGAAAGCCGGACAATGCTTCTTGAAGAATTGCGTTACTTCTGAACGCAACTTATTATTTCTTTCTGTAAATGTAGAACTTTTCATTTTTGCGTAACATTAATTATTATCAATACCAACGACAAAGAAGCAATTCTTGTCGGAAAGAAGGTTGTTCACCGCGTCCAACGTTGCGCCGGTGGTCAAGATGTCATCGAAGACAATGATGTTTTGTTCCTTGATGTCGGCGTGCAGGGTGAAAACTGGGTTGATGCGTTGGCGGTTCTTGGCGGTGATGGCTTCTTGATAAAATGGGATTCCCAACTTTCCGGAAAGTTCGATGCAGACAGATTCGGCGAAGTTGTGTTCCTTGTGCCGGCGTTTCGGTGTTGTCACGATTGCCCATCCTTCTTTGTTCTTCAAGCCAACAACGCGATGGATCACATTCATTGCAGCTTGCGCGAACTTTGCCACATTGTCGAAATCCGACTTGATGAGCGAAAGCGGATAGCCTTCTTCACTCTTCTTGAAACATGATATGAAGGAGAAGTCGCGCTTTGGATGCCATGCGATGTTGTCAACCATGTCGCAAACGCTTTCTTGGGCGTTTTCCCCGGAGTTCCATCCGGCGCGCTTCTTTTCCTTGGTCTCTTCATCCTCGAAGGGTTGAACGTCAATCGCCCATGATTCAAGTTCCGCCGCATCCCATTCGGCAAGCAATGCCTTGTAGTCCCAATCGCCGAAATCGCCGTTGTCCTTCACGATATAGTTGCGAAGTTTTGCAACCGGCGTGTCCTTCGGGATAACAATGCAGGGACATTCGGTGTAATTAAGTCGCTTTAGGGCTTGCAAGCGCATGTTTCCACCAATGGTGATATATTTATCATCCGCGAAGGGATAAACCAACAAGCCGCGTAATTGCAGCATTTCCGGGTCTTGCTTGATGGATTCAACCAACTTGTCAAGTTTCACCGGATTCGTTATGCGCGGATTTCCGGGCAAGCCTTCCACTTGCCCGGTGTTGTTCTCAATTTGAGAAATAGGAATGTTCTTTGTTGTCATATACTAACGATTAAAGTTGTGCGACCAATCTTGTTGGCGTAATCAATTGAATACTTTGTGCCGCGGGATTCTCCATCCCAAAAGGCAACCACCATGTCGGCGGCTTCAACGATGGCACGATTCCGGATGAACGTTGCCCCCCTTCCATATTTGGCGTAATCGGGGCGAAGTTCAATGAGTTTGAGATTTCTTTCCTTGGCATAACTAGCCGCAAGGGTATCAATTCCCCTTGCGCCGCCGGAAACGATGGCATCACCTTCCATGATGTTGATGCGCTTTTCTAGTTCTTGGGCAAGATTGATGTTGCCCGCGTTGCGTGAACCTACAATTGCGATATACATTGTTGCGATGTTTTATGCCGGGGATGATGTTCCCCGACGGGTTTATTACTTCTGATATTTCTCCAATGTATCATACACATCATCGAGCGCGCTTTCAAATGCGTATGAATTAGAAACGACAACGCCGCGGAAAGCTAGCTTGTTGCATTTCTGCAATCCGAGAAGCCCTTTGATCAATGTGCTTGCATCGGCGATGGTGAACGAATCCAAATTTACCTTATCAATTGGGTTTCCGGATTCCTTGTTGTCGCAAAGTGACTTCAACTTTGCGATGAGTTCCTTTTGCTTGGGTGTAATCAATTTCATTGTTGCGATATATTAAACGTTTATAAATTGTTTGCGATATAAGTGATAACCTTATCAAAGAAGTTGGTGTCAAAATCTGAATATGGATATTCGATTTCGTAATCACATGGGATTGTTGTTGTTCCAACTTCACCCTTTGGGTTAAGGGTTAAACAGATGGCGGCGGAATCCGTTGCATCTTCTTCCTTCTTGGCGTTGTTGAACTCAACGATGAAGAATTTGTTTGCTTCCGCATCACATCCGTAATCTTCGCGTTCTTTCTTAGGAATGAATCTTGAACGTGTGCGAATGTTGTATGATTCAACCTTGAAACCCCATGTTTCGGTGAACTGGATTTCCTTGCCCACATATTCGGCATCAAGAACGTTCTTGATTGCTTTCTTTAAACCCGTTGGCGGAATTAATTTAGCGCATACTTAACCCTG